CTTTGTTATTTAGTTCGTTTTCTATTACCTTGTCAAAAAACGTAAACGCATCCCATGAACTTTTAACATCAATCAGTACGTCCGTGTTTACATCTGGCTTTCCTGTTACCCATTCATTAGAAAATTGTTCTTCATTCTTGTAAATAAAGCCTACGTTTAGAACTTCGCCTCCTAACTTAATAGCTTCGTCTTCTACTTCGTTTCCTTTGTCCGTGTATCTACTCCAAAACTCTTTGTATATTCCGTATTTCTCTTGAATTGCTAATTCTAAAATGTAGCTTTTAGTAGTTTGAGAAAGACGCTCCCCCTTTGTACGGGGGTTCGTCATTATTTTTCCGATTTGTGAACATCTTACTTTCATAACTCATTTATTACGTTAGTTTGCTCTTCAGTTAATTGAAATTTAGCCATTAACTTTTCTACTGTATAATTACCTTGTTCAATAGTTCTAAGGGCTTCTAAGAATCTTTTGTTATCAATAGCGGGTTTCTTTGGTTCGTGTTTTACTTGTTCGCCTGAAGCGTCTAAATCTTTGTCAGAAACCAAGCATAAAATCGAACTTAAACAGTACCTACGAAAATAACTCACGGCACTACCGAACGATTGGTAATCATTCATTCCTTTTAGTTGTACATACGGGATCATGCAGTTACTTTCTATTTGTTCACCGCTTTCTACATGAAATACTACCGTAGCTAAATAGTTAACACCTTCTTTAGTATTTATTAATTGCGTGAAACCTAATCCGTGTTTTTTCATTAATGGATTAATTTCTTCAAAAATCTTTGGTAAATCAGCATACGAATATCCGTACCCTTGTGTCGCCTTGTGAATTACTTTACGTGGTTGTTTATTCGTTCAACCGCCTTTTCGTAGTATTCTAAATCTAATTCACAAGCCGTTAGTTCAAAGCCGTAATCATGGCAGGCTATTGCTATTGAGCCACTGCCTAAATGCGTATCAAGTATTTTGTTACCTTGTTGAGCGTATTTGTCAAGAAGCCATTTGTAAAGTGCTACGGGTTTTTGAGTTGGGTGTATTCGTGTTTCTTTATTTTTCATGTCACCTTGTAACATTCCCTGCCATTGAAATCTAAAATTTCTAACTGCTGTTTTAAATGTAGTGTATGCAAGTTCACTATCTGCAAAATCTGTTTCTCCGTTTACTTTATCCCACACTATCCAACAACTTGAATTTTTATTAGGTATATTTTCAATAAATCTCCACCAGCAAATGATTTGTAATTTTTACTTTTAGCCAATTTACCTCTTGTTTTATTAGTGCTTCCATTTTCTCCTATCCCATAAGGCGGGTCAACTATCGCTAAATCAAAGTAGTTATCAGGGTAGCGAGCCATTAATAACATATTATCTTCGTTTGTTATTTCTATTTTATCCGTTACTTTCATAAAAATTTCTTTAATCCTTGCGCACATCGTTCAATTGAATTTGCGCGTTCCTGAAGGCTTGTTATTTGTTCGAGGATAGTTTGCTTACAATCGCTTGTAAAATATCCCTGTGAAGTAGCTATTAAAGGAATTAAGCCATTTGAACGTATGTAGTTAACCATTTTACGTAAACGCGGACCAGTCATTTTAATTTTATATCCGTTGTATTGTAAATACTGATTCATGCGTGTTACTATTAATTCGCTTTTTATCGGATTGTTTTTCTTGTACTGTCTAAATCCGTTTACTACTAAATGCAAAATTTGCATTTCTTCAGCTGTTAATTCGCTGGTGTGTTTTTTTATAAGTTGCTATAATTTCTTTTAGTTCCTCGATCGTAAACTTTCGTGTTTTTGTAGCTTCAGCGCTTAAATTCTCAAATTCTTCTATTCCTATTTTCTTCAATAGATTTTCACGGTAGTAAATTAAGTTACCCGAAAGGAATGTATTACAGTGTTCGCATTGTAAATGCACGTTGCGTTCGTCAAAACGTACGGACCAATGATTATTAGCATTGTAGAAGTGTCCAGCATTTTCTTTTAAGGGCTTTTTTTGACACGAAATACAAACGTTCCCAGCATCACGTAAACGAATATATTTGTTAAATACTTGCTGCGCTAATTTTATATAGTCCTGAATAGTCATTAAATCGGCTTTTAACTTCGCTTTTTTCTTTTGCCAGTTCTTTTGTTTTACATCGTTTATCCATTCAGTTACGCAATTAGGGTCGAAGCAATTTTTTTGTAAAAACACGGAAGGCTCAAAGGGTTGTTTACAATACTTGCATTTTCGTGTTTTCATAAACCTTCAATTAATTTTTCTACATTTATTTTTAGGCTTTTATTTTCTTGTTTTAACATTATGTTTTCAAGTTCTAATTCGTGGTTACGTCTATTCGTAGCCATCAGCATTTTATCTACGTGGTTTAAATATTGCACCGCTTCGCCTACTTCTGTTAAACTCTTTTCCATTGATTCAATTAGTTCTTTTCGGTCAGGTCTTTTTTGCTTTATTTCCTCAAGTGTATTGTTTATTTTCCAGTAAACTACGTTTAAACCAGCTTTACGTTTTATCATTTCTAACATATTTCTTAATTTAAAACGGCATAGTCATTTCGCCATCCTTGTTTTCAATTGGTTTTAATTCTTCAAATGCGCCTTGCTTCATTCGTTCGCTAAACGAAAGTAATTCTTTTCCGTTTACAATATTAGGGTTACGTACGGGAAAACTATTTGATTCGTGTTTTTCTTGTGCGTACTTATTGAAACTTTGGTTACCTTGCCATTCATCAACGTAATACACAAATTTACTTTTATCAAAGCGTAGTAATATTTCCCCTACTTCGCCAATAGATCGTGGCTTAATCTTATTGAAATAAATTTGTACTTCGTTCGTACTCGGGTTTTCACGGTGTACTGTTATCATGCATTTACCTGAATTAAACCATTCACTACCACCCTTTAAATCATGCGGCGTAGGTGCGTTTCTTTTACCGTTTTCCTTTTCCGTTAGTTTAGGGTGTATTATTGTGTGAAAATGTAGGTTATTTTCTTCAGCTAAATAATTTCTCAAAGGCAAAACGTATTCTAAATATTGTGCGTAACCACCGTATTTTTCGTATTCGTGGTTTAAGTCTTTCCAGCTATCTATTGAAGCCGTGTGTAATCCTTCTTCGTACTTTAATTCGACTGCCATTTTCCAAAAGTCAATTGGTGTTATTTTTCCTTTTGTGTCTTTTCGTGTTAATATCTTAAAATGATTTAGCACCCAGTCCATTTCACGGGTAATTTCAGCGTCCGTTATTGTATTATTTGCTTTCGGATCAAAACTTTTACCCGTTTTTTTGTGTAATAAATCGGCTAATATTTCAACGTTGTTACCTACATCAGGAAAATAAACTAAATGTTTCCAACCGTAAAATTTAGAAGTATTCATTAAACACTCCATTAATACTTGCGTTTTACCACTCATAGGAAAGCCCGTCCAATCCGTGCAATTACCTAAACTCATTGAATAGTGTTTATCCATTACTTCAAATCCTAAATACTTGCCCTTTACGTGGTAATTATCTCGGTGTTTATATATTTTATCTATTACATCTGAAGTTTCAGTTATTTTAAATCCGTCTATCTGTCCCATGCGAAAGTGTTGTTTGCGGTTTTTTCTTCTACAATTCCAATTGGTAAATTATTACCGTACATATCAATTGTTTTAGGTCTTGCAAAATAATCAGGAGTGCAATATTTATAATTATTTTCTTTATGAAAGGTATCATTTGCACAATTTTTTATAGCAAATAGAATATTTTGTTTTTTATATCCGTCTTTTAATAGCTTGTTGAATTTCTTTTGTGTAACCTCATTTATCATTTCAAACTTTCTACTAAAAGAAAAATTAATAACCTCAAGCAACGCTTGAAAATCTATATATTCTTTATCTTTAACATTATCATTTACATTATCAGCTATTTTTGCTATATCATTTATGCGTTTGCTATCGTTTGCTATTGTTTGCCATCTTTTGTTAGCACCAGCTTTACCAGCTTCACTTCGTTTTTCTTTAGTTTCTTCGTACTTTACCAAGTCCCTTTTTAATTGCTGCTGAATAGGTGTAAATCCTAACTTAATAATTAAATCGTCTGTTACTGGATTTTCATCATTTACATATGAAAATATAAACTTTATTAATTCACCCGCTTTGTCATTAGGTAGTTGTTCAAAAATTGCTTTTTGATCAGCGTACAAAATAAATCCTTTTTTGTCTTTTGCCATTTTCTAAAAATTAAGTCATAAAAAAAACCCTGCAAATCCCGTGCGTCTCACTTCACGTTCATTACAGAGTTTTAATAACTTCTTTAAGTTCTATTGTGTGAGACGGAACTGAATACAAATATAATAATTATTTTTAATTAAACTTATTCAATACGTTAATTTCATAAAATTTAGTTTTTTGAAAATCAATATACGCAAAACTACAGCCGCTTGTTCTAAAATTATATGCTTTTAAATATTCCTGGTAATCAATTGTACTCATTTTTCTTGGTTCTTTCCAGACTTCGTTTGTAATAGGAACATTCATCTTTGCCGTTTTATCAAATGAATCAATTTTTTTAAACACAATATCCGTAAGTTTACACAACTTTTTATTAAAACAAAACAAGTAAATATTTAAATTCAACGTTTTAGCTAAAAATAAATAATTATCGTAACATTCTTTTTCAATACCTGAAGAATTTTTTACTTCAATTAAAGCGGAAACATCTTTTAAAACTATCGTAAAATCAGGATAATATCTCACGAATTTTGAAGTATTATCGTTGTATTTTAAAATTTTTAGTGCGTTATTGTATTGTTTGTAATATTCGTAACCGCTTTCAAAATAAGAAATATTTGTGCTTTTTAAATAATCAATTAAATGATTACATAATTCTTTTGATTTATTCGCTCTTGTATTAAATCCGTTCATAGTTCCCTATTCTTTTAATAATATCTATACAATACTGTTTGTCTATTTCTGCATTATAACTAATTCTATTCATTTGTTCACACATTAACATCGTCGTTCCGCTGCCACCGAAAACATCAATTACAATATCATTTTCATTTGTAAACAAATCAATTAAATGAATCATGAAATCGTAAGGCTTTCTTCCTTTGTGCTTCGTGTCTTCGGTTTTTGAAATATCTATATTGATTTTCCAGAAGTCTTGCAATATTTTTGGCTTAACTTTTCCGAAAATAGAAGTCTTAATAACATTTGCGTAACCGCATTTTCCGTGCGTCATTCCGTTTGTTATCCAGCAAAACATTTCCCAAATGTAATTCATATTAGTTTCTTTATAAAAGTTACACGCGTTCCAGCCGCCTGGTGTTACCGCTACTACATTAGCGTAATTTTCTAAATAGTCTAATTCCCACTTAAAAAAAAATTGTTTGCCTACTTTATACCACCCTTTTTCAATAGTAGTTTCAATGTCTTTTAGTTTTATATTCGTTATGCTTTCAATTATTTTCTTTTGTTCTTCTTTTTTTTCTTCAGTTAAAATTTTCTTTTCTTCTTTTTTAATTTCTTTGTAAGCTTGGTTTATTGTAACTTCATTATTCAAAACCTTTTCTTCTAATTCGGGCGTTGCTTTTTTAAATACAATATCCGCCATTGCAACTTTGCCAGTACTCCAATCAAGTGCTTTTGCAATTTGTTTTCGTGTGTCATGTTTTGGTAAAGGTTTGTCAATAGTTGACAAAGCTTCTTTTAGTTCACCACCTAATGACATTTTTTCTTTACCTTTTTCTAAAAGTATTTCTTTTCTATTTTGCTGTAATTTATATTTCCAGCCGTCTGTTAAATTTCGTCTTCCGTTTTGATTGTCAATCATCCAAATTTTAACATCGTTTTCGTTCTTAAAATACTTACTTTCGGTTTGATAGTCTAAATTCCAACGTGTCGCTATCTCATAACGGTTATGT